GAGCGCAGCATCGGCCTCGCCGTTCGCGCCGTTGCTGCCCTGCTGAAACTCGTTCGCCATCGCCGCTGCATCGCCGCTCACCAGCACTGACAGCCGGGCTTCGAGATTCTTGCGCGCAAGGTGCGCGTCCTCGAGCAACTGCGTGTCGCGGGTGCGCGCGATGACCGGCGCCAGGCGCGTGATGCCGCGCGCTTGGCCCGGGCGCTTCGGGTCGAACAAATGGATGATGTTCTCGGCTGACAGGCGCTTGCTGAAGTTGCGGAAACCGCGCAGCAGCGTCGCATCGCCCGGGTGCTGGTCCCACAGCCAGTAGGCGGCGACGCGCCCGAGCAGGTCGTACTCGATGCCTTCGATGACGACGTTTCCCTCAGGCGCGCCGGCATTGCCACCGAGCAGGGTGTTGCGCGTGCTGTCGAGCCAGTCGATCTCGAGCAGCTGCAGCTGCAGCGGCACCGGCAGCTTGTCTGCGGCCAGGCGCGGGCGCAGTCGCACGAGCACCTCACCGTCCTGTTCCATCGCGCGATAGCTCGATGCTTCCAGGCCGAAGAAGTCGAGCCGCGCGTCGGCATCGCAGACCGTGACCCATTGCGCCCACAAGGTATTCAGGCGGTCGGCCTGCACGCCGGTGAAGCGCAGCATGATGCCGGTGCCGATGACATTCGCCACCATCGCATCCATGCCGGCGGCGATGTAGGGCACGTTCTGCACCAGCGCACGCGCCTTGCTGCGCAGCATCGTCGCGTCGGCCATGTGATCGGCCTGCGCGCTGGCGCCACCGCGGCGCGGTCGCCACGTGTCGCGCGGGCTCGCGGCCTCGTAGGCGCGCTGTAGCCGGGTGCGATCGACGATGCGGCGCAGCGCGCGCGACGGGTCGAACACGCCGATCAGCCGGTCGAGCGCATTCGCTCCTGCAATCGCGGCCATCAGTCGCCCCGGAAGGTGGTGAATCGGTAGCGGAAGGCGCCGGTCGGTCGGGCTCCCGAGGTCAGGAGCTGGCTCGCGATGAACTCGCGCCGGGCCTTCAACCCCTCGAAGTTGTCGAAGGTGACTTCGCGGCCTTCGAGCACGACCTTCAGCTCTGATGCAGCAATGGCCCGATCAAGCGCGGTGATGTCGGCGGTCGTGAATGCCATAGGCCCGCACGCTACGCGGGGGACTGTCTCATTGCTAGATGGTCGCGAGACGGAAGAGACTCAACGGCTACCAGGCTGCTTCAGTAGCCGGTAGACCGTCGCGCGGCTGATGTGCAAGATGCGAGCGACTTCGGTAGCGCTTCGCCCATTGAACAATCTGGCGACCTCGGCCGCGAGGCCCTGGTTTTCCTCGATGCTGCGCCGACGCACGTAGCTGAACTGCATTGCAAATTCGTTGCGCACCGCGCGTTTCACGTCAGGGTGCTGCCCTGCGATCTCGGGGATCTGCTCGACGATGTAGTCGAAGATTCGGTCCACGATGTCCGGTCTCGTGAAGGGGATCACGCTGGCGCGTGGTTTGCGAGCGTCGGCCATCTTCACCACTCCCGTGACATTGGCCGCGGCGGTGGCTGGCTGCGCGGCGTCGCGGCCCTCGCTGCCAGCATTGCCGGGCTGATCTGCACCGGCGACGGCTTGCGCACGGTCCCGATGCGCCCCTCCCACTTCGACCATTCGGGTTCTTTCCATCGATCTACTCCTACGAAGTGCGCTGCTGCGAGTGCCATTGCCGCGCAGTCCAACGCCTCGTTGCGGCGACCTGGCGGCTTGATCCATTCGAGCTTCGCGTGTCCCTTGATGTAGCGCGTGACGAGCCGCTCGGCGGTGAGCTGCTCGAATGCCTCGGGGGTCATGTGCTTGGACAACAGCACGAACCCGGGGCCGGGCTCGGTGATGCGCAGGTGCCCGTAAATCTCAGCCTTCGCGGTGTCGCTGCCCATCGGCCAGAGCTTCACGCCGCGCTTGAGCTTGACGCCGCGCCAGCTCACATCCTGGTCCGTGGGCTTGCCAAGCACGGCCTTACCCGCCTGGCTCTGCCCCTTGATCGCATGCACGTGCTCGGCCTGGTGCGCGCGGGCGTAGGCGTAGACCGCTTGCGTGTGATGGCCGCCGCTGTCGACCATGCAGGCCAGCAGCGGCACCTCGGCCCCACTCGCGTGCAGCACCGGCGAGCGGCGGTACTCGCTCAGCGCGGCCCAGGGTGAGAGCGGCTCGCTTTCGGGTAGCGCCGGGTCGCCGTAGAACACCGCACGGTCGACAAGCTGCCGGCGCATGCCGCGACCCCATGCCCAGAGGTACGCCTCGAGGCGGTCGCCCTGCACGTCGCAGCCCATTGTCAGCACGAAGTGTTCCCATTGCACGATCCGCATCGGGATGTCGGAAGCGCGGCGCAGCAGCTCATGCATGTTCGCGCGATCGCCCTGCTCTTCCCAGGTCTCGGCGAGCGAGGTGTTCACGAAGGTCTTCAGGCGCGACACGTCGCCCGAGCGCGCGGCTTCGCGCGCCTTGACCCAGTCCTCGACCACCATCGCCCATGACTTCCAGCCGATCGGGCTGTACAGCTTCGACAGGTGAAAGCCGGCGACGAGCCCGCGCTGCGCGCCAGGTCGATCAGCAATCCACTTGCCCTCGGCGAGCATCGTCGTCTTCGATGGCTCGCTGATCGCGGCAGCGCAGTCGCGGCAGACGTAGACCGCCGTCTCGGGGCGCGCGATGCCGCCCTCGGTCTTGAGCCACTTGATGCCGTACTCGACATCGGCGCCCCACGCGAGCACTTGCTCGGCGCCGCAGTGCGGGCACGGGACGTGATACCGGCGCTGATCGCTCGCGAGGTACTCGGCCTCGATGCGGGAGAAGTCGCGCAGCGTCGGCGTCGAGCAGAGCAACAACTTCCGATTGTGAAAATTCGACATGCGTTCCCACACGAGCGCGAGCGGGTCGCCCTCGCCGTCCACGTCGAGCGGGTAGCCGTCAATCTCATCGCAGCCGACGAACCCGAGCGGCTTCGATGCCAGCGAACGCGCGCTGTTCGCGCCGGCCCAGAACAGCGTGGCAATGCCGTGGTCGATCTCTTTCGTCTGCCACGTGTTTGTCTCGCTGCGAGACTTCGGGTTCGGCATCTTCGCGCCGACCTCTGGCATCGCGCGCGCAGTCGGCGCGAAGCGCTGCCGGCTGTGATCCTTCGCATCCTGCAACGTGGGTTGCACGATCATGATGTCCATCGGCGACAGGTGGATGCGCTTGAACACCGAGTTGTAGAGCACCTCCGACTTGCCGAGCTGGGTCGCGAACTGCATCACGACCTTCTGCACCGGGTCTTCCGGGTCCATGCAGTCGAGCGGCTCGCGCAAGTACGGCGTGCGCGCGCAGCGCCAGCGGCCGGGTTCCGGCCCCTTCACGATCTGACGGTAGGCATCGGCCCAGGCCGAGCCGCGCATCACCTCAGGCGGGCGCAGGTACTGGCGCAGGACATCAGCGACGAAAGCTGCCGGGTCAAGCGTGGTGAATGTGTCGCGCGCGCCCATCAAGCAGCCCCGGTGAACTGAGTGAGCGCAGTGCGGACCTCGACCATGATCGCGCGCTTGATGGTCTCGATGTCGGCCAGCCCGACGAGCATCGGCGCGAGGCGATCTGGCAAGCGCAGGAACTGATCGCGCACGACGACGACCTGCTTCGCGAACTCAGCGCGCACCTCGTCGGCATTGACGAGACGCCCGACCTCCTGCTCGTACTTGAGCTGCGCGAGCTTGGCCTCATAGACCTCGCGCGCGGTGCGCGCTTGGTTGTATGTCGCGTTGCGGCTCTGCTGGCCCGGGGCCTCGCTGTCGCTGGGCAAGATCGGATCAGCGCCGGGCGGCGGTGCTGCTGGCACTGCTCGCACTGCCGGTACCGGCGGCGCCGGTTCTGCGCCGCGGTGCAGCTCGCGTTGCCGCTGATTCACTGCAGCCATGTAGCCCTTCTGCGGGCTGGTGCTCTCGGCGATGCGTGCGAGGCTTTGCGACACGTGCACCAGATCGCGCCCGCCCTCGCTGACCATCACGAGCCGACCAGCGCTCTTCAGTCGGTGTGCGTGGCTCGGGTTCCAGCCCTGCATGGCGGCGAATTGGCGCAGGGAGACAGCATCGTTGTCAGCCATCGATGCCTGCGGTCAGCGCTCCCGCGCTGTCGGTTGAGTGGAGCGTCCGGGTCGGAGTTGAGCCGCCCAGGCCGGCAGGGTGTGCCGGCTCCTGCCCTTTCGGACGCATGGGATATGGTAGTGCGAGCGCGGCAACCTGCGCGCGCATCGCTGCATCGAAGCCGATCACCGCCAGGTCGAATCCTT